GAAGTGAAGTTACTGCACGTTGGATGCGGGGGGCAGAAAGCCCCGCTCAGTGGATATGAGGAAATAGGGTTAGACCTAGACCCCAAATCAGGGGCAGACCTGATTGGTTCCATGCTGGATATCCCGCTAGAGGATGGGAGCGTAGACGGGGTTTATACCTCTCATACCCTGGAGCATGTGACGCTTCACGATGGTTTAAGGGCGCTGAGGGAGTTTCGGCGGGTTATCAAAGACGGCGGGCGAGTCTGGATAATCGTTCCCAACATAGGGGTTCTGGCCGATTACATTCGGGACGGCAGACTGTACGAGAAGCTGTACGACTCTCCCGGTGGGCCTGTATGTGCGGCAGACATGCTTTACGGGCACCAGGGCTGGATTGAGCGCGACAACAAAGACCGCGCCTACCGATTTCAGCATCAATTCGGGTACACCCCCGAAACACTCGCCAAGTCGTTAGAGACAGCGGGTTTTCATTCCATCACCTCGAAAACTATCAACGTCTACGACTTGGTAGCGACGGGCCTTAAATAGCCAACCTTCGGGAGCTACATGAAAACTGTGACCATCGTGGCGCAGGGCGGGAGCTTTGCCAATTACATCAACGACTGCACCTCGAGGGGCGGCACGTCGGAGACTGATGAAGTCTGGACGGTTAACGCAATGGGAGGCGTCATTAAGCATGACCTCCTGTTTGCGATGGATGATTGCAAATTGCAGGAATCCCGTCCTAACCGGAACATCAAACGGATGATGGGCTGGCTGAAAGAACACCCCAAGTTCTTCACCAGCAAGGTCTACCCGGACTATCCAGGGGCGATGGCTTACCCACTTAATGAAGTGGTGAAAGACATAGGGGTTCCTTACCTAAACGGGACGGTTGCCTATGCCGTGGCGTATGCGATCTACCAGAAGTTCAACGGCATCCGGATATACGGCGCTGACTTCACATACAAGCACGTTCACAAGGCCGAAAGGGGGCGGGGATGTGTAGAGTTCCTGTTGGGCATCGCGTGGGCAAGGGGCATAAAGTTGCACCTACCCCACAGCACCACGCTTCTGGATATGTGCGAAGACCCAAACATCCGGATTTACGGTTACGACGCTTACTCACTCGATTTCGACGTGGGTGAGAACGGGCCGGTTGTCCTGATGGAAGACAAAGAACTTCCTGACGGCGCATACATGGAAGAGTTGTATCTCACGAAAGAAAACGAGAATGCCGAGGCGATGGGGGTCACATGAGCAAGGGTTCATGGGTTAGACCTACCAACCACGCCAAGTATTCGGACGAATGGGAGCGCATCTTTGGACAACCTAAGCACGGCAGCGGAGCGGTTACTGACAGACCCGGCGTGGGAGAAGGCCACGACAGCCCTGCGAGAGACGCTCGTAAAGCATATCGAGGAAGCCGAGTTAAACGGCTCCCACGACGCTGAGAAGTACGTTCTGGAGCTTGTCCGCAGGCTACAGGCACAGGCGCATTACAAAAAGCTCCTGTGGCGCATGATCGACCAGGGCAAGTTAACGGAGCACGAATTGGAGCGCAAAAAGCGTTTCCGGTCTGTCGGACTCTAACCCGGCAGTAACACCGTCGAGAAGGCGGCACAGTCCTATCAAGTGGAAACCTATTTATGGAAGGCCAAGTCGCAAGACAGCCTCTCAGCACGTCCGATGCTGCGGCGGCTATTGAATCGCTTTTGGGTGACAGTGGTGAACTGCCAGAAGCGCCGGACGTAATTGAAAGTGACGAACCGGAGCCTGTAGAGGATCCGGAAGAATCTGAGGAACCGGAGGAATCCGATTCTCAGGATAGCGACGAGGATGAGGCAGAGGAAGAGCCCGAAGCCGTTTCACTCGAAACGCTTGATGACGTGGCAAAGGCGCTGGGGGTCGATCCTGATGACCTCCTGGCTAACCTCAAGATGCGTATCAAGGTTAACGGGGAAGAGCGGTTGGTGTCTTTGAAAGAGGCACAAACGGGCCAACAACTGGAAGCCGATTACCGCCGCAAAACGACGGAGCTTGCGGAAAGCCGCAGGGCCGCTGAGCAGGAGTTCTCTCAAAGACAGGCTGTAATGCAACAGCAGGCGATTGAAACCGCCCAAGCATTGAATGTTGCAGAACAGACCTTGATGGCGGAACTCAATACGCCCCAGATGCAGCAACTCAGGCAGCAGAATCCTGCCGAATGGTTGATGCGTGAAAGGGACGTGCAAAGCCGCCTGGGGAATCTTCACGCAGCCCGTCAAAGTGCCGCTATGCAGTGGCAACAGCAGCAACAGATGAGCGCGGCAGAATCGCAGCGCCAATTCCAACACTACCTACAGACCGAGCAGGCGGAACTTATTTCAAGCCTTGAAAAGCGCGGAGTCCAATGGACGGCGAAGGAAAGGGCTGAGATTGCTGATTTCCTGATTACCCGTTACGGGTTCTCTGCTGATGACGTAGGGCAGGTTTATAACCACAGGCTTGTATTGCTCGCTCATGATGCCATGCAGAACACCCAAAAGGTGCAAGAGTCTGAGGCCAAAGCCAAACAGGTGAAGGAAAAGGTCGCGCAAATGCCGAGGGTAACACCTCCCGGTAAAGCACAGGGCAAGGTTCAAGTTCAAGCCAAGGTATTGGCTGGCTTGAAAGGAAAGCTCAAGCAAAGCGGGAAGCTCAAAGACGCTGCGGCGTTAATTGAACGAATGTTTTAAACCTCATTCTCGGGAGAGAAAATCATGACTCAGGCAACTAACACCTTTGACCGGGTGGATTTGGGCGCGACCGGACAAAACGTCCGCGAGCAACTTTCGGATATCGTGTCGAGCATTTCGCCCACGGAAACGCCGTTCCTTTCCAACGTCGGGAAGATGACCGCCAAGAACAGCTATGTTGAATGGCTGGGTGACGAACTGGCGGCAGCGACTTCCAATAAGCAGATTGACGGCGATGAATTCGCCGGTACTGCACTCGGCAGTGCAGAGCGTTTCGGCAACTACTGCCAGATTAGCTGGAAGGTAGCCGTAGTGTCTCGCCGCGCTGACCAACTGACGAAGGCTGGCCGCAAGTCTGAAGTTGCGTACCAGATGGCGAAGCTGGGCAAGGAACTGAAGCGCACGAAGGAGTATGTGCTGACTGGCGGCGTAGGCCACCAGCGTTCGTATGTTGGTACTGCTACCGCAGCGCCGACTACTGCCGGTTTGCTGGAGTGGATTATCACCAACAATGACCGTGGAACTGGCGGCTCTACGGCGGTTCTGTCGGGTGGTACTAACGTCTACGGAACTCCGACTGGTGTGGCGGCTGACGCAGTAGCCAGCAACATGCAGGCAATCAGTGAAGGCGACCTCCTGTCGCTGGTGAAGGACTGCTATACACGCGGCGGCACCCCGACGATGCTGATGTGCTCGCCTTCGGCGAAACAGAAGCTCACGGGCTACATGTTCTCGTCTACCGCTGCCCGCGTTGCGACGCAGTATCAAGACCAGGGCCGCAGCCCGAACCAGAGTGGTGCCACCATGCTGGGATCGGTTGGGGTATGGGTGACGGACTTCGGCGCGCTTGATCTGGTTCCAAACAGGTTCCAGCGCGACCGGGATATCTTCATCCTTGACCCGGAAACGTGGGAAGTTGCCTACATTGACGATATGAAAGTCGTTGATCTGGCGAAGACCCACGACTCTGAGCGCAAGGCGATCCTCTCGGATTACACCCTTGTGTCGAAGGCCCAAAAAGCCAATGCAATCCTGGCTGATGCCAAGGTCGCCACGGCAATGGTGGGCTAAACCTGATGGGGGCTTCGGCCCCCATTTCTTTTTCTGGTTAACCGTAAGGAACCAAAATGGCTTTCATTAAGATTATCTCGCTGCCCGGTGGAAACGGGGCAACGTGTACGAAGTATTACTATCGGGATGGCCCGAGAGATATCCAACGGAACTGGATTGGCATTCGTGAGATTGCCGAGGTTCCAGACTCCGAGTTGGCAGGCCACTTGAAAACCGGGAAGGTGGTTCAAGCAAGCCCACAAGAATGGGCCGAGTTCAGCGCTCCCAAAGACGCGCCGGTTGAAACTCCCGCACCGCGTAGGGGACGCCCGCCGAAGGTTGACGAAGACCTGGCTGGCATTCTCGCGGCACAACGATGAAGCGATTGGATTTAGGCCAAAACGCCAACGGCACCCGTTCCGAGATATACGTTGGGGAGAACGAAGTTGTCACCCGCGATATCCAGGACGTAAGCGCAATCCTCGCAAACAATGCGAATGCGAGGAACAGCGCAGGGAAGGCAATGGGGCGTAACGGGTATCTCGCCGCAGAGATCCCCATCACCATCTATCACGAATGGCGCAAAGACTGGCGCAAAAACCACTCCGACAAATGGGAGTGGAAAACCTATCTAGCGCAAAAGCTGAATAGCAAAGACTGGCTGAAACTTCGCACAAACGAGTCGAGGATATGACGACATACGCCACGCTAAAGAGTGACATTGCCGGGTGGTTACTTCGGGATGATTTGACCGCTGCTATCCCGTCATTTGTCCGTTTGGCTGAAGCGTCTATCCGTCGGGATTTGCGCATCCGGCAGATGCTTCGGACGTATACCTTGACGCTCTCTGCGCAGTCTCAGGCGCTTCCAGAGGACTTCATGGAATTGGAGAGGATCATCCTCGACTCAACGGACGGCGGGCTTACCTACCTCCCACCCTCCGCGCTATTCAGCAATGATGCGTATACGGACGGTGGAGACCCTCAGTATTACACCATCGAAGGGGACTACCTGATTACCGCCCCCGATGCGACGGGCAGCAACGTACTGTTGTGCTATTACAAAGCCTATTCGGCCCTCACCAACGACTCAGATACGAATTGGCTACTGACGAATGCTTATGACGTGTACCTCTACGGCTCCCTGTCTCACGCCGCTCCGTACATCAAAGAGGATGGGCGGGTAGCGTTGTGGAATACGGGTTATATGGATGCGATCACCAAGCTGAACAAGATGGAGCGCAGGAGTTCGTTTGCTGGTTCTCCGTTGGCTATCCAGACGGTTTCCGGCCCATGATCGTCCCGTTTGGCGAGTGGACTCCGGATATTGATTCGGTCACAGCGAAGGGGCTGACGGTTGCCAAAAACTGTGTCCCCAGTCCCGATGGGTATGAACAGCTAAGAGCCTTAGAGAGCGTTACAGGCGCTCTCACGGGGGCATGTTTGGGAGCGGCGTGGTTTGCCGACTCCGCAGGCACAACCAGGGTGTTCGCCGGGGACTCCACGAAGCTTTACCAACTGTCCTCTACCACTTGGACGGATGAATCCAAAGCATTGGGATACACCGGGGCGACGAATTGGGAGTTCGCGCAATTCGGCAATCGGGTGATTGCTACGGATTACGCCAACCCCGTCCAATACTTTGATATGCCGACCACCTCCACGGTATTCGCGGATTTGGCAGGGAGCCCTCCCAAGGCTAGGCGAATCGCTGTAGTCGGTGATTTCGTCATGCTGGGGGATATCAATGACGGGACGGATAAACCCAACTGGATAGCCTGGAGCGGGTTCAACGCCTCCGAGAAGTGGACTCCCTCCCTAGCCACCCAATCGGACAAGCAGGAGTTGTTCTCCGGCGGGGCTGTTCAAAAGATTATCGGCGGCGCAGGGACACAGGCGGTTATCTTTCAAGAGCGGGCGATAAAGGTCGCCACGTATGAAGGCCCGCCGCGAATCTTCCGCATAGAGGAAGTGGAGCAGTCCGGAACACCCGCTCCCAACTCGGTATGTGTCTCGGGGTCAAAAATCGCCTATTACGGCTGGGATGGTTTTGCGATATTCACTCTAGGGGGTGGGTCACAGGTTATCTCGGACAACAAGGTAACTCGGTGGCTACAACAGAACTGTCCTGACGTAACTACAATCCGTGGCGTTTCAGACCGCGAAGCACAGCGGTTCATCTGGGCTTTTTCAACCGGCTCATCTACAAATGACCGGGTGATTATCTACGATTGGTCGCTAGGTAGATGGTCATACGGTGAAGCCAATACGGAGATTCTGTTTGAGTTCTCGATTCCCGGTTACACCGTGGACAACATTGACACGTTGGTTCCCGACATTGACGCGGGGACAGTTTCGTTCGATTCGCGCATCTGGCTCGGCGGTGCTATCAGTGTCGGCGCTTTTGATACTTCCCACAAAGCCGCGACGTTCTCAGGCACTCCCCTAACGGCTGTATTTGAAACCGGCGAACTGGCGAGCGATTCACGATTGTTCATCACCAAACTCCGCCCACTGGTTACGGGGTATGGCTCCATGACGGCACAGGTTGCCTCGAGGTCAACGCTGGCAACGGCGGCCAGCTTTGGAAGCGCATCCACGCTGAATTCATCGGGTGAGTTCACTCTCAGGGCGAATGCCCGCTATCACAAATTCCGCCTGACGGTATCGGGTGGCTTCACCCGTGCTGTAGGGCTAGACGTTCACGCCGTTCCAGAAGGAAAC